TCACTTCAGGATCAACCCTTGAGTTTTTATTATCTCCCACCATTGCCATAGTTGGGCCGTATGCTAAACCTCCTTTGGCAAGTTTAGGAGGAGATACCTTATTTAATAAAGTGTTAAACAATACGGCTGCACCTGCACCTGCTGCACCTGCAACGGCTAAAGCACCAGGCCCTAAAGTTTTACCTAATGGCCCTCCTAAAATACCTTTAATAATACCTGCTACACCTTCTTTAATATAAGCACTAATAACCATTCTTGCGGCTTGCATGGCTGCGCTACCTAACTTTTTCATATCTGTTTCACCTTGCATTGCCATATTTGCAAAAGCATCTGTTGCCGCAACTAATATATTTTGCATAGGTGTTAACGCGACTTCAACAGATGTTACTCGATGCTTAATTGCTTCAAATGAATTAGCTAATGCTAAATTAGTTTCTTTTAATTTTTCATTAGCTGCTGTAATACTTTCTAATTTTTTAGGAATCAAATCTAAAGTAGGAAGCGTGTTGACATTTAACATTTCAAATTGCATCATACTTTTATTAGTTTGCATTTCTTTAATTGCATCTAATGTGGTATTGCCTTTTGGCTCTGTAGTAGTTTTAGTTTTAGTAGAATTTTTTAAAGAATCTTCTAAAGCTTTAATCTTAGCCTTCATTGCGGCTACTTCTGGTGACTCTGTTGTAGTTGTAGTTTTTTTCTTTTCATCTCCCCAACTTCCACCTGCTCCGCTCGGTTTACCAGCAGAACCACCACCAAAACCCATTTCAATTTTTGGTTCAACTTTCTGTTTGTTTATAAGTTTTAAAGTTTCTAATAAACCTACAGCTCCATCGTAAACAAAATTTATAAATTTTAAAACCGCATTTATTTGAGATAGAACTACCTCAAAAGTAAATACTGCTATTTTTCCAAATACTAATAACAATAAATCAAATAATGGTTGAAGTTTAGAAAGCAATTCTAATGTTTTACTAAACGCTTTTTTAATTCTATCAAAAGATTCTGATAATAATTTTCCTGTTTTTGATAAACTTTTTTGACCTTCATCAGTAGTTGCGTAATACACAACAAGCGCACCTATAGCAGCAACAACTAAATATAGTCCTCCAGTTAAAACTGTAAAGGTTGCTATTAATGTTCTTGTTAATCCAATAATAGCAGATATTGATGTTGCAAATTGACCAATAATTAATATTACAGGCCCTATGGCTGCAGCAATTAATCCAAATTTGACTATATTTTCTTGTTGTTCCGGTGTTAATGCTTTAAATTTATCCACTAACATTTGTATCTTTTCAGATACTTTTATAAATACTTGTTCTAATTTTAAAGACTCATTAATAGTTTTACCAAGTTCCGCTAACGATGCAGTGACATTGTCCTTTAAATTATCAAAAGCATTTCCAAGACCTCCCTTTGCTCTTTCTAAAGTAGCTAAAGCCTCTACAGTTTGCTTAGAAAAATTTACGGCAGATATTCCTGTCGCATTTATTCCTTCTGCCGTAGATGCTCCAAATGTTTCTTGTAATAATGTACTAAAGCCTGGTAATCTTTCAGCAATTTGATTAAGTGATTCTTGTGTTATTTTACCAGTAGATTGTATTTTAGAAAAAGCAAAGATTAATTCATCAAAAACTACTGCTCCCTTACCTGCTCTGGCGGTAGCGTTACCAAATTGCAATATAGTTTCGCGTGCTTGATCTGCACTTAAACCAACCGCTTGTAATGTAGATGATGCTTGAACAACTTGAGGCAAGGCAAGACCAGGATTCTCTGCAGTTTTTCTTAATTTTTGTAATTCTACTTCAGCTGCCTTACTACTTCCCATAATGGCAGTTAATCCTAATTCCAACCTCTCCATGTCGGCAAAGGATTTTAATGCTGCGCCTCCAAGTGCAATAATAGGCAAGGTAAGTGACTGTGATAATGTAGTACCTACATTTTGCATCTTACTGCCAAATCTTGACATACTACGCTCAACCTTGCCAAGTTCTTTTTCAAGATTACTTACATCAATGCCAAGTTTTAAATTCAGTTTACCTAATGCCATTATTTACTCTTTATCCCATTTGTCAAAAATTGACTTGTCAACTTCTGATAAACTTCTTTTGGTTGGTTTTACGTTATCTGTCTCCCAAGGAAATTCAATCAAATCTTTAGGCTTAATTGATTTGCCTTTTGCCGTATGAACATTTAATAAAAGTGTTGTTTGCCACCTGGCTCTTTCCCACTCAAATTGCTGCTCTATTTCAAATTGATTATTATAACCTTGCATAGCTATAATAACCTCTCTTAGTGTCATCTCATAGTATTGCGGAGGGGAAAATCTTAATACTCCAAAGCAAAAACGCTCAATATAATCAAGAGTTAATTCTGCTCCTCCGCTATCTCGTTTTTTCTTTCCGGATCTTCTGGTACTGAAATCTCATTTGTTATCAGCTCTGTTATCCTGTTTATCCCTCCCTTATCCAAATCTACTAAATCGCAAAACTTTTCTAAGTTATATGGGCACTTCTCTCCCTTTGCCTTGTAACCTGCCTGTACACCTGCAAAGGCAAGTTCAAGAGCAAATAGGAGGTCTTCGCCAAGTTGGGAGAGGTCGCTAAGTTTTAGATTCCTCTCCCGTAAAAATGTACCTAACACGAACATACCAAACTTAACTGGTATGTCCGCATTAGCTATTTTTATTGTTTTCATGTTAGGTAATTTTTATTATGCTTTTGTTGTCTTCACGATTGCACCTGTCACCTCAAAAGATGCAGAGTAGCTTGTATTTTCTTCCACTGCTGCATTAAGGTCTAATGATGTACAGATAGCAGACATTGTAAACACATTGTCACCTTGTACATCGGTAGTAAACTTAATAGTAAGCGCAGTACCACTAATCAAGTCGGTAAAGAGATCATCAAACAAGTAATTGGTAGATGAATCACCAGGGCCGGCATAAAGTGCCTCTGTTGAAAGTGTGCCAGATAACTGACCCTTCTTTACTTCCCTCCATCCTCCAGCTGCGGAATCCTTTGTTAAGATTTCACGCATAGCTGCGGAGATGTTCATTTGGCAGGATGTCGCGTAACCGATTGCAGTCGAATCTTTATACAAGCGCATCAACGTACCGTTAATTATTCCAGTTGTTGCCATTTTATTATTTTTTAGCTTTTGACAAATCTATATTAACATCAATTTTTTCCAATTCATTCTCATGCTCAAAATACTCCATAGGCATTGGCACAGGAATATAAATAGGTTGAGGTGCCTCTTGCACTTGTTTTTCTGGCATCTGCTCCACGACAAAGTCATCATCAAGATGCTCCGCAATGCCATCGGCAACAAGTTGCTTGCCAAAGTCGGAAAGGAATACACCTGTTGCGCCTACTGGCTTGCCGTTCCACGTTTTTATTAATCTTAACTTCATAATTATCGTTTCATTCTTGCCATAAAATCAATACTCATCCAATAAACATTTAAATCAGCATTGTATGCTTGTGAATCAGATGACATATACTTAACTGTCTGCACGCTAATATCATTTACTGTACCTACAAATCTGTCTAATCTATTTCTTATAGAGTTAGATAAACTTTGTGTAGTGTCATAGTTGTTTGTATAAACATCTACTTGAAAACTAACTTCTTCAAGATTACTTTGACCATCTTTAAAATCAACTGCAACACTATTGATAATTGTGTAAACACAAAAAGGATAGGTAACATTTTGAGGAGCAATATCTGGAAAGATGCGTAATCCGCAAACACCAGTAACTGCCACATCAGTTGATAGTCTCCCATATATTACTTTACCTATCATAATACTTGCCAGAATTTTTTAGGTCTCTCCTGCATAATGAAAATGCATTCATTACGCATGGTTTTAATTACTTTTTCTCTACTTAAATTTCTTGCTTGTACTACTATTTTATTATACCAGGCTCTTGTACTTCCAAAAACCATGTGAGCATAAAAGCCATTTGTTCCTTCGCTACTATTAATACCTTTATTCATTGTACCTCTTTTATACAATGGCCCTACCGCTCCAACGGCATATCTATATGATTTAAGATTTTTAGATAAATCAATAATTGACTTTCTTAAATTACCTGGTTGCACAATCATTGAAGCTCGATCATCTTCTGACCAGCCTTTCATTTTTTTATTACTAAAAGGATTAGTGCTAATTCTGTGAGCCTTTTTACTTACCGGCACTAATGACTTATAAATTTGTAATGCGATAGGAGTAGCTGAATCTATTACTCTACTTCTTTCTTTTACTGTACATTGCTCCATTAACTCTGCAAATTCAATTACCGCATCTGCTAAACCTACTACTCTTAATGACATTCCTTGGAAACTCCTTCTACCTGCGTAGTTAGACTTTTGAAGTTCTTTAAGGTGATTTATTTGTTTAGCTGATAAATATCCCATTACACATAATTTTGAGCAAATGAACAAAATAAATGCAAATACATATTGTCTTCACTTATCTGGATGTTTTCTATTTGATAATATTTATCCATCCAGATAATTCTTTGTTGCTCGTTTATGTCTGTCCTATTTCGACAGGTAACTCTCACCTGGCTTAATGCTGTTATCTTG